TTGACATATAAACCTTTACAGTATCACCTGCTGACATTGAAGCCATAGCTCCGCTGTCATTATAAGCAACTAAGTCGGCATCGCTGCCAGAGCCACCAAGGTTATCTACATCACTTGCATCTACCCATCCAGATACATATGCATATCGTTTATGATAAGAGGGTCTGCGTTCTGTGAACTTGAATTCAGGGTCATCAGTAGGTCTCTTTGCTACTTTAGATACAAAACGGAAGAATGGATCCTGAGCTATTGCTAGTTCAGAAACTCTATCTCCAAAGTTATATCGTCGCCTTAAGTCACCAGTATCTTTACTGGTTCCATCAGACCAAGTAGCAACATCACTATATGTACTTAAACCAAATACATCAGCCATGTTAAACTCCTATCTTTTACCTAAGTTAATCTCCGAACATTATTGTCCGAAGATGTTATCAAACTCACGGTCTGAGCCTAAGATAGAATCAAAGATTTGATCGTCTGCTGACTTATCGACTTGTGCACTACCTGACGTAGCTAATGAACGTGGGCGACTCTGAGTATCTCTCATATGAGCTGCCACACCTTTACTTGCTTCCTTTGCTATATTTTGTTCACGGGTTTCCCTATTTTTTAGATAGAGAATATCTTCCAGTTCTAAAGTTTTGTTTTTGGCAAACTTTGTAAAGTCTTCCCATTGGTCATGCGTTAAATCATGCGAGGCACGAAATGACGCTTCATCACTGAGACGACGGTTCTCCATTTGCTGCTTTGAAAGAGTTTCATTCAACCTTCGTTGAACAACACCATCAATCGTAGCGTTCAGAACTTTAGCAGAGTCAGAACCTGTGTCAGACATAGCCTCATCAGGGTCGAACACGAAATCTTCATCCAGTTCGAATTTATCCTTCATACTTTCAGGGGCTTGACCGCCACCCTCAAAATAATTCCTCACATGAGAAATTAAATTGGGGTCTTCTCTCATTGCATCGAGGACTGGAAGATATGGCTCAAGTTCCTTCAAACGGGAGTTTAGCCGTTTTGCTTCTCTACTTGAATCCGAATATCTTTTTTCAAGAGAACCTAAATCCTCTTGACTTATTTGTTGTTCAGGGTCCTGCTGTGGAGCAGAAGTTTTCTGAACCTCATCTTGTATTACACCATTGACACTTCTATCAAGTGCCTCGAAAAAATCTTCACTTGATTTACTGTCGCTGGTAGGAAGCTCTGCTTCGGGGGCTTGATTGAAATCAATATCATTCAAAGCGTTGCCTGCTTGTTCTTCCATATTATGAACTCCTTTTCATTTGGATTAATTTACAAAACACTTTCACTATTTTCCAACAGTTTGTTTTGCACTATCTACAGCGGATTTTATCTCCCGCTTTAGGTCTTTCTTAGCGGTATCAAACTCACCCTTGAGCAGTCCTCTAAGAAGTTTTTGTTGAGCTTCTGTCTGCAGTACATCTTTTCTTACTTCAACTTCGCCGCTTTTTACCTTGTCTTTTATACCCGCCTGTACTAGTTGACGACTCAAAGTCTCGATTGTACCATCCTTATCTTTTACTGCTTCTTCCATTTGCTGCAGTTGCGATTGCAATTGTGCATATAACGACTTACGCTCAATAATTCTTTCTTTATTTCTTATATCAGTTTCACCAATCATAGCTATGTCATCAATTAGACCAGCCTGGAACCATCTGAAATATTCCTCAAGTAATGCCCATCTATTCAATGGCATCGTTGCTCCAGCTACAATTCGTACATCAAACTTTCCTGCTGCATAGTCATTCCATTTACTTACTGCCTCGCCATAATCATTGTAGATTGGTATATTAATTCTTGTTTCTTTCTCTTCCCCGCCTTCTTTTTGACCAGCCTCGGGTTGTACGAGTCTGAATATCTTGTCAATTGTATAGTGACTTTGTGATACCATTTGAAAACACTTACCAAGTTGTTCAAGAGCAGGTTCAACAATACTGCCCATCCATGCCTTTAATCTTCTCGTACCAAATTCATCGTTAGCAAGAAGACCTCTGTAAGTCTCTGGCTGGTCCTGGGTGAATCCCATCATTGCCGATGGTACACCAGATATGTACTCAGCATCAGACTTACCCTCTTGAGTTATTGTATAAAATGCATTATTGATGGCTGCTGGTAATACTGGAGTTGGAGGATTGAATCCCTGACGATACTTTAATAATGCTCCAGGCGATGATGAATATCTTTCCCATTCTTCTTCATCAACGGAACCTTCCTCATATAACCACCTAAGATTTGATGCAAGATTTGCATTATGAATCATAATCTGGTGAGCCTTATTGATTTCTTGTTGCTTACCAATTAGCGGCATAACGGCTGACATTGGATATGGAGTTCCAGTGTAAATATATGGAATAGGTATTATTGGATACTCATTAATAGGCAGTTCATATTCGTATAAAAATGTATCATCACCAACACTGCATACAAGGTCAATACGAGCTTCGTAGAACTTAACTGAATCAACCACCTTACTGGCAAATTCAGGTTCCTTCATTAACTCTTTGAAGTCTTCCTCTGGAATTATTGTCTGCTCAATCTTAGAACGTATCTCTTCAGCCTGTGACCTTAGAACCTGTTTCTGACGTTCAATAGCCTCTGCTGTATCTTTTTCAGCTTTTTCAAGTTCCAACTGAGCTCTATCGGGAATAATCTCACCCGACTGTAATGCCTGCTGAATCTGCAGCTTTTTCTCTTCAAGTTGCACAGCCATCTCAGCAGCGAATTCTTTTATCTCAACATCAATTGCCTTTTGAATCTCACGCATTTCAACTTCATCAGGAGGTGATTTAATATATGCATTGATGAATGGCTTCTTTACCTTTTGGTAGGTTTCATAGTAGGCAATTATATCATCATCATCACCATCTCTGCCGATACCAATACTGATATCTTCCTGTTGTACAATCTTTGATTCATCCCTATCTCTCAACGAATGAGTCTCTGTAACCCCAGAACCTGAACCAGGACTTGCCTTTTGTATTTTTCTAGAAAATTCGGGGAATAGATTCTTTAACTGGGTGCGGGTTACATTTTTACGAACAGTTATAAAGCCTGCATCTCTGAATAGAAAATCACGACTCATTGGGTCAACAAAGACATCGTATGGCTCAATTCTCTTGAAGATGACCTCACCCTTACCAATATCCATATCCTGGTCTACATCAACCAAGAAGTATCCAACACCTTTCGTTAGAGAGTCTAGAATTACCTGACTATATAAAGATTTACCATTTGATAGATACCAACAGTATTCAGATATATCAGAATGGACTTGAGCAATATCAGCATCGTCACCAGTTACACCCACAGCTTTCCATCTTGGATTCTGTGCTGTAACAAAGTATTTCATTATCTCGACAATAGGCAATACCCTATTAATCGTGAAACTTGGCATACCAGATTCTTTTAGAGAATCGGCTTCGTCTTTTGTTAGTTGCTCATCGAGGTAAAAATCAAATCCTTTTTGACTTGTAAACTGCCATTTACGGCGGTGGGTGCTATTAGCTCTATCCCAAAGTTGTTTATTTATAGCCCCCTTATTTTTTCTTGCCATCTAGGCCTCCTAGAAACCTGAAGGTTGTCCGCCTTCTCCCTCATTGTAGAGTTGCCTACTGCGCATTAACGCCTGCCCCCTTGAACCATACAATGTACTTTTTGGAGGCACAGCCATCAATCTGTCAAGTATAAGCCTTCTATACTTATTAATCATCTCAGTTGATGACCAAGGCAAATCTGACGGGGTTTCATTGGATCCGATTGATTCGTTATATTCATCAACACCAAATCCAAGAACATTTTTACCGAAGCTATCCAAGGCGCTAACCTCTTTTAACTCGGCTCCCATCTTATGAGGTAATATGGCAATTCCTTTATCGCTGAAAAGAACGTCACTCATTATGCTACTACCCAACTTTTTGCTTGTTTTCTTTTTCTCACAACAAATTTACCCTTATCGTCTTTATGCATCCCAGGTGGGAATGCGTGCAATAAAGCATAGTAAAGGGTCTCAATTGTATCGTCATGAGCCATTCTAGGCCCAAAAGTAAGCACTTCTGTAACTAAATCAAACATATTTTCCTTTAAATGTACCGTCTTCATACTGAAACGCGCCGACAATCCGCTATAAATCCTATTTCTCTTGTTTGTTCCACCTGGTTTTTGTGGAATGACTGATACATTGAATTTATTTCTTAATCTTCTTTCTTCGTTCAGGGCCTGGAATATACTACGGTTCATAGCCACATCCTCTACTGTTGCTGAATTGCAATGATACTTTTCGTATAAATCCATTATATAATCAACAACACCTTTCTTACCTCGTACACTGCCATCAAATGACTTACCCCCGATTGTTGGAATACTACGATGTCTCTCATATTCTACAACGTAAGCGTTGTTATCGGGGTCAATTGCAACAACCATTATTACAGAGAAGTCCGACTCTTTCGTATCAATGTCTGTAGCTGGGTCACATCCTATAAACGTGTTAACTGGCGTTTGTTCCCCATTTATTATTAGATTACCCTGATTATCCTCATAATGGTAGTAACCTGACCAATACTTTATATCATCTCGAATCCATATTGCATCCTCTTCACTCTGCACCTCCATGAAATATTCCTGCCAGTATTTAGCAGGTTGACCAGAATCAATATAAAACTTCTTGCGTTGTTTAAGAACTTCATCAGTAAAGAAGCTGGGCCAAAGAAGTGTACCACTTTCATTACGCGCCTTATAGGTCATTACTTTCCAGGCAAATTCGTCTGCTTTTCCATCCTTTTCTGCCTTCTGGTAACTAGTAAGTAGATTATTAATGAAAGAATCATAATGTACAGGAGTGCCATTAATTCGTAAACGCCCAGTATGTGGCTCGAGGGCAGGAAAAACAACAGCAGTAACAAGATTCGCATTTTTATCACGTGCATCTTTTGTGATTGTATTTGCTTCATGTTCAAAGTCATCCAGTATAATTAAATCATACCGTTTATGTAATTTACTACCGCCACGTATTCCTGCAACATTAGATTTTGAAATTAGTTTGCAACCGTTACTCAGCTCAATATCTTCCTCAGTCCACTTGTTGCCCTTCATTGAACCGAAATAATACAATATTTTTTCATTATGAGTCAAATGATGTTTAATATAATCCATATTACCCACTGATAACTTATAAGTGGCTGAAACCCAAGCATAGAATAAATGGTCATCTGTTGGGCAAAACAAGAAGTCTTTAAGGATTCCTGCCTTGGTTAATACAGTTTTACCATGTCCACGTGGTAGAATTACAGCTAATTGTCGAACATCCAAATTATCAATACAATCGGCTACCTCATAATGGAATGGTGGAGTCTCACTACGCATGAAGTCCTGTGATAGGAACAATTTACCGAATGATATCAGGTCATTCTTGGCTAGTTGTAGAACACTCTCAGCTTCACTTACATTCTGAGTATTAATGTTCATTTTGGAACTGAGAAGTATCTTCCCTTTAATGGATTAAATTCAAATTTATTAGTCCCACGTCTTTCTTCTTCCTCTAGAGTCAAATTAATGGAGGAATGTTTCATTCCTTTTAGCAGCATTCCAGTTCTTGGGTCTAAAGAACCACCATGAGGTTCCCAGTCCTCTACATCTTCATGCCAAACCCATGCCTGAAAAGCCTCTTTTTTCTGCTCAACAGTTTCTCTGTCATATGACCCTGACCTCTTTGGCTTTGGCATAGTTAGTGGGTATAGTTCCATAAGTTCCTCAGCGGTTTCTTTGTCATACCCGCTTCCCTCAGGATCGAATCCCATTTTATGAAAATCTACCTTAGTTTTGTCAGCAGCTGCTGCCATCATATCAAATACTCTATCACCGACTTTTGATTTATATGCCATTACTTCTATTTAAACCTCTTATCTATCCAACATTTTCCATAATACATCACGCCTATCCAAATTGATATTTCAATAGCTTCCATATATCCAAGTTCATTAAGTATACCTATATCCATTATTTATTGAACATTCTTTTTAGTAATAATGCTCCTTTAAATTTTAATAATGCACAAACAAGTATAATAACAACTATTGTAGCTATATCAACAAAATGATTGCCAGAGTCAGATTCAATAGTTCCATAAGGGGTCTCGATTCGTATCTTCTCAAGAGATTTGTGTTCAAATGTTTTTGTTGAATCACTTACTGGCATCTTTCATAACCTCATCATATAACTTCATTGATATCGTTTTCTTCACACCATCTGACCATGCGTATGTAAGTGGGTGATTTTCGAAGACATCATAAAATCTTGACCTCAAATCAATACCATCCTTTATAATAGTAACATTGGATACAAGTTTCCCCATTTCAATTTTCATACTAGTTCTCCAAGCACCTTATTCTACTATCTGAAAATTCAATTGTCACCCAGCCAGTCCTAACAAGTTGATAGAACGAATATCTGGCATAGTCTGCATACCGTAGAAAAGAACCACCACGTATGTACCATCTGCGGCGTAGAGTCTCCTCTTCAGAGTCATCAACAACAATTGAATCCACAGGTTTTGCATATAATTGGTGATTGTGACCAAGAAAGAATACATCCCCCCAGGGATAGACAGCTGCCATTTTATCAAGTTCCAAATCACCGTTTTTCGCCCCTGACTTTCCATGACCACTAACCAAATACCAATCCTTTCCTTTTACTGATATCTTTGAATATCCTGGTAATCTATAATATGGAACACTCAGTTCCTTTGCCATTACCTTGCAAACATCAAAATCAAGTATATTGAAACTACGCAAATAATCATGATTTCCACCACGAATAAATAAGCACTTATCACGTATCGGTTCAACGCGCTCAACAAATTCCATGTACTGGTCTTCTGGTGGTATGTTTTGTCCACGCTGATTGATTTTATAATTGGGTGGTATCAGTTCAAGTAAGTCACCATTGGCAAACCAGCGGGCATTATCATCCTTTTTAATCAATTCAATCGCTTCATCAAACTTTTTAAAATCGTGTTCAACAGCGCCAACGTGTATATCAGTTAAGGCATGGATACGAATTGTATCATCGAACTCTGCTGAAAATATACGACCTGGTTCAATGTTTTCAGTCTTTTCAATGACGACTGACTCTCTTGGGGTTAAGAATCTACGGGCACATGATTTGCACTTATATTCCTGCTTCGTTCCCGTTCTTTGTATCTTCTTTCCGTACTTTATCACTAGGTGACTCGTACAGCTCGGACATATCATTTGTTTTCTCCTTTAGTAAGTTTCTGGTATCGGCACCTTCCAATTGGTCAGATGAAAAGCCCTTGAATAGACCCATTACACCTGTCTCAATCTTCTTCACACCGCCGCTCAGTGTTCCAATTGCCTTACCCATCTCCTTTAGCGACTGCAATGCAATATTTTCATCATCTGTACTCTCAGCTAATAGTTTTAGTGATTGTAGTACATATGTATGGTCAATCCCCAGCTCTTTGGCAACATCCATTACACTTTTTTCCACTTCTCTAATTACCCTTCTTTGTTTTAGCAGTATTGCTGCTTTTCTTTTAGCTGTGTCCTCTTTATCCTCATTGAACGCATCCATATACGCCTTAACAGGTCCCATCCCAACCGCAACATTCGTTGCGAAAATTTTCTCTTTATTTGTTGTTTTTTCACGTTTATAAACGCGGTCGGCAGGGTTTTTTATCGTTTTTGAAAACGTATATCTATTGGCGTGCTCAGAAAAGTCCGTGTCCATTGTAGTTGTTTTGCGCTTAAGGAACGTGCCGACAACTGTCCGTACGTAACCTTTGGCAAACTTGTAATTTTTTCTGTCGTTTGGGTGTTTGATTTCATTTTTTACCCTAAGTAACTGGACAATGCGACCATCGTCAGAATGAACCCAATCACCTTCGTTAGCGGTACGCCAATTCGCAGATACCTCGATATCGGGATTTGAAATGTTGAATTCTTGAATATTGTCATATACATAATGCCTAACCTTCTTTATTTTTCGATACTCCAAAGGGTTGCTCCTTTAATTCGAGTAGTTCACTATTCAATGACTCAATCAGGTCAAAAACTTTCTGTTGTATAGGATACATGATACCATCAATCTCAATTATCGTTGTATTCTTTGATAGAGAAGATAATACCTCGATTTGTTCACTGAGTCCCAGTTGAGCCAATTCATTGATAGCTTTTGCCATCTCATCTCCAATCTAATAATTTGACCAAGTTATATCAAGCATTATTTTTTACTTGACTTTTTACCTAATTGTCTTATTTTAATTTACTATATATATATTATATATAATAATAGTATAATAGTACAGCAGCAGTAGTATACCCTATATATAGTGTTTTCCTGAAAATTTGTACCATTTTGATAGGCAACGTTATTATCGCTTATACCCCCTATCGGGGAGATTTCCTATATACGGAAAACCGTTATTTTTCATTTTTATAAACTTATGTTGTAATTAATCTAACAGAAAGGAGTCCACATGGACCCAGCAAAACGAAAGCAACTACTGGCTCAAGGCTTCACAGAAGCAGAGGTCAGTGCAATGGAAACAGCCTTGTTACTCAAGGATGAGGAGGATAAGGTAACAGTGTGGTTAGACAGCCTAGCAGACAAATCTCTTAGTGAGATTAAACGTGAGGCAATGAATAAAGCCGCTATACTCCGGACCAGAGCAGCCTTCATGGACAGGTCTGAGGCACGGATATATAACCGTATCGCAACCAACCTAAGATTTGTAGTGCAAGGACCAGGCGCAGTACAGTTCTAGGGATTACCATCAGCAAAGGGGAGCATTATGTATACCGTGCTCCCTTTTGTACACATACAGTACACACAGCTACACAATAGATAAACGATACATACGCACGTACTT